TTTACACGACTATATACAGATTGAGCTTATTCCTCACCTATGAGCTTTTTAATATCAGCCGTATCAATGCCCTCGAATGGGTTTTTCACCTCGACGGCTGCGTCGATATTCTTCTTATCTCTCCACTTCTCTGGTTGTCTGTTTTTAAGCCAGAATATTAATGATGTAGGGTTAGGTTGCACGTCCTTAGTGGTACGCTTAACCTCTACTATTTCACTTTCGCCTGTTTCTGGGTTATAGATACGCTCTTGAACCACCTCATCGAACTTATAACCCATAGCGCTTTTAAGTAGAGCATTCTCTACCAATATATCGACTACCTCTTTGCCTCTTTTTAACGCCTCTGAAAAATCTTTATACTTAACTTTCCAAGCGTACAAAGTAGATACGTTAATTCCGATATTATGCGCTATCTGTTCATCATTTAGGCCGTCTCGTGCCCAGCCCTCGAGTCTTATTAGATTATCTGGCTCGAGCCATGTTTCATATTTAGGGGTACGGCCTAGCCTTTTCTTTTTCTTCGGCTCTGTCTTTTTTGCTTTAGCTGCCACGATCTCACCTCTTTTATATGTGTAAATACAAAAATACCTCGAACAGAGTACCCTAATCTCTGCCGAGGTATTTTTGCGTATGTCTATAGTTGAAAGAAAGGAGGATAGAATGAAACGTATAAGCACCATTCACCACTAACATAGTATCACATATATTTAGTACTGAATATGACAGCTTTTTGACATTTTATAGAGCATATGCGCCAAATAAATAGATACTCAAATCATCAATTCCTTTGTCGAGCCACCTATATACATTTCGCTCAACTGTATTATGTTTTTCTGCAATTTCTGCGATTGTTAAATCGTTGATATACCTATCAATCACGCACTCGCAATAGTGCTTATTATTGTTAATGCAAGTTGTGCGGTATATCTCGAGCATTTTGTCTATATGCTCGATAATGAGCTCTGTACGTCGTTTACTAGCGAGAATGGTTTCAATCTGCAATAAGCCTCTTCGATTAAAAACCTCATACAATACTGTTTGTAAATCGCTAGGCGTGAGCGTTTCCTCAGCCCTTGCAATAGCGCTCTTACAATGCGCTTTCATAGCCGTATAGCCCTCGAGTAGCGTTGTAGTGTTCTTATAAGCCCTTTCGTTTTTCTTGGCGAGCATATCCTCGTTACGCCGATTAAATTCGGTTAAGGCTGTTTGCGCTGCTGTTTCTGCTGCAATCTTAACGATAGCCTCAACCTCTAACTCAGTAAAAGTGAGCCCCTTACATTCCATTCAATCACCCCCATATATAGCGAAAACCAGCAGCCAATAATAGTATCATTCCGATTGCCACCAGAACGCTAAACGCAATCGAGGTTATGAATATAAGTCTTAGGCGCCTATTGAACTTTTCCTCAACAGCAAAGTGTGCCGCCAATCGTGCTTTTTCTAATTTTTGCATTCGTCCATAATATGTATAGCCTTTAAGATGTAGGCGATCATTGTTATTCTGATTTTCCAATTCTAACCGCCTTTCCGTTTTTGACTTTGTAAATGACTTCTTCATTAAAATAAACACCATTAGGAATACGATTATTTTTGATGAGCCAATGCTTAAATAACTTTTCAACGGCTGCGTCGAGTTCTTCAATTTCTTTAGATGTTACGGCATTAAGTGTTTCGTCGTCGAAGATTTTATCTATTAGTTGCTCATCTGCCTCGCTGATTAAATAATCAGCCATTCCAGCAGTATTAGGCCACCATTGAGAGCAGCGCACCAGATAAAATATATCCTTGCCACACCTTTGAGCCTCTTTTACACCTGCCTCTTTAGCCTCTTTTAAGCCGTGTATTTCGTTTTCTCGAGTCCATTCATAATGACCGCTCTCGAGAGTTGCGATATAAGTATCAGTTTTCATCGTCGCCACCTGCTAATTTTACATAATTCCAATTAAAAGGATACGTATTATCACTCCACGATGTAGCTCCATTACGGAATGCGAACACCTCTCCATGTTCATACTTTGCGAAATAGCGTCTTTCCCATTTGGTTTTGTTTTTACTAACCAATATAGGCGTATCTACAGCAACCTTGCTCCAGTCAACAATACCAAGATACTTGCCAATATCAAGATAATTCGGCTCGTTGAAATCTGGGAGCAAATCGCTTAATAAGTCAATTCGCTCAAAACCTCCACTGACATATGTTCGGTCTCCCCCAAATTTTGGCGGCTGTTTTGTTGCTAAATATGATCCCATTCCTGCAGAATGATAAATGTATTTAAACCCTCTATCATATAGTTTCTGTAACAGCCACTTACGGCCCTCTTTATCGTTCATGTTAATACTCCTTTCCCTAACCGCCTAATGTTGGGCATTCACATTCCCAGTAATAATCATGGAATTTGTGAACCTCATAAAGCACGACATCGCCTTTATTATTCACCTCAAATTCTTCTACAAATTCCATGCATCGCTCATAACACTTGCCCTTTATGTCGAGGTTATATTTCTTTGCTAATTCTTCATATCCTTGTCTACCAACATTCCACGCATGACAGAGTTTTATAGCAAATATCCCTATGCCGTTATCATTACAAAAGATTTCGTCATTAGCCTCTGCTGTATCGTCATAATCTATATATGTACGAACTAGAGACTTTAAAAATGTAGTTTTGTTTTCTATTAACGGACTTAGTTCTTCGTCATTAATTTCAGGCTCAGCCCCTTTAAATTCATTCTCAATAAAACGCTTTAAGTCCTCTAATGAACCTCTAAACTTAACCCAACCTACGCACCAATTTGTCATATCCTTTACCTCATTTCATTAATACTCTTAATACTTTACCAATGATAAAGCTATTTTCTGTTAATTGAATTTTTCTATCTTCTACAGATATATCGATAATATCTTTAACTTCAATGACTCTATAACCTAGATTATCTTTCACCTTGATAAATACTCTGTAAGGCTTATCTTTAGCAATTTTTCGAGCATAATTTAAAGCATTATCAAGCTCTTTATTTGTGATATAATCGGCGCACTTTAAAACTAAGCTCATACCTTTGTTGTATTGATATATCTCAAATTCATCAAAGCCATTTTTCGCTAACTCTTCCATGCTACATAGCATTATTTTTCACCTCTCTACCCATTAATCTGCACAGTTCGCCTTTTACATAGGCTCGTGTAGCCTCGATATAGATATATAGTTTGTTATGTTCTAAGATTTCAGCGCTGGCTATGCTGCTTAAATCAACTCTTACACCACAATTTTTATAACGCCATATGTACCCATATATTCTGGTATTAACCAGAGTAGCCTCACATTGCACAATAGAGGGAACAATTATATCGTTATCTATAACAATGGTTAAAGCCGCTCTTAATTCTGTTAGACCTAGCGCACTTTCAAATCTGTTCATGCGCTCCACCTACTTTTTGAGTTCAGCGCTCACATACGCCACTAATGATACTGCGAATGTGCCAAGAGTTAAGCCAATCAATCGCAATACATCGCTGCCAGTAACTCCGAATAGTCCAATTAACCAAAGTACTGCCGCAATAGCAAGCGCAATAAGCTCAACTTTCATTGCTAGAATAAGTACTATGGATACTGTGTATAAGAATGCTTTCATTTTTTTACCTCATTTTCGATTTTCATAATATGTTTTCCAATTTCCTCAACCACATTCACAGTAACGGCGTTACCAGCTTGCTTATATAGTTGGCTATTGCTATTTACAGCCTCTGCTTTATCGAATTGTTCATCTGTAAAGCCTTGTAAGCGCCAGTACTCTTTAGGCGTTAATTTTCTAATTCGCACAGGCCGAGCATTAACCAATACCCCTAAACTATCGCTTGTTGTAATGGTATTTGTTCGCCGTGGCTGCACTCTGCCACGGCGTAATGTGCTTTCTGGATACGCCAGATCTATTCCATCGCCAACTTTAGCCTCCAAATACCCTGTTTTTGTTGCGTTTTTAATCAGCACTTTAACCTCTAAATTTCCGCCGCCACAAGTATTAACGGTAGGGCTCACGCCGCTTACTGAATACACCCTACCAGATTGAGGATTTCCGCCAAAGCCTTTGTTTTCGGTTAAATTTCCAATCTGATCAATAGTTGATTGATTTTTTCGTCTGATAGGTAAAAGCTCTCTGGCACATCGTTCTCCATAATATCCAACAATGTAGACTCGTTCTCTGTTTTGTGGCACTCCATAATCTTTGGAATTATACACTTTCCATTCGATACTGTACCCTCTTTCGGCCATTTCACCGATAACATTAAGGAAACCTCTTCCGCCGTCGATTGACAGCAAGTTTTTAACGTTTTCACACACAAGCCATTTGGGTTTATTCTCTTTACACTCATCTAATAACCTCATAATTTCATAAAACAAACCGCTGCGAGTACCCTGTTTTATCCCTTTTTGTTTCCCTGCGATACTCACATCTTGACAAGGAAAGCCGAAAGTCCATAAATCAGCCTTTGGCAATTCCCAACCTCTAACTTTTGTTACATCGTTTCCGAACCATAAATTCGTTGTATCGTACATCGCTCTATATGAGGCCTGTGCAAATTTATCAAATTCACACCAACCTACACACTCCATACCTGCACGCTCTAGGCCGCTATGAAAGCCACCTATGCCGCTGAAAAAATCTATAAATTTCATATATTCCCCTTATACGCTATTTTTGCTTTCCACTCTTGCAGCGTAAAAATCAAAATGCCGTGTTTCTTTGCATGATCACGTTCACCTCTGCACCCTCGGCTCATTTCCCAATCTTCGCAAAGTACTAATACGTCGCAATGGCTTAATAAATCAAGGCATATATCTAGCCCTCTTTGATATTCATCGCCTGTTAGATACATAAAGCCGTAGTTGTGAATTGGCGAAACATAATCATGCTCACTATCATTCATAACTAACTCATTCATAATTTTATCTATTTTGTTTTTATTGCTTTCCTTACCGCCGTAAGGGTGAGCAACGTATACAAGTTTCTTTGTCATACGAACCTCTCTATTTCCCTATAGCTGCTCAATTCTATCTAATAAATTAAACACCTCGTCGCTTGTTAAATATCCGATTACATCATCTGTAATCGGTGTATCATAACAAAGCTCGCCATGCTTTAATACAGCCAACTCATACGGCTGTTCATCGTTACAATAAGCCATACAGCCAGTAATTACAGAGGCACCGTATCCGTTATCAAATTCAAATTTCCATTGTGTTCCACCGTGGAAAAATTTACAACCTCTAAACCCTCTATGAGTTTGAAAATCTTTGTATTCTTCCATTGTTTAACCCCTTTTTTACCCCTTAAAAAATACAAGCCAGATTGTTTTACCTCTACGTTGGCCAATTACAGGCTCACTAGGTAATAATTTCTTAACATCAGAAAATAAAACTTGTTCCTCGTTCCATTTGAATATTAAAGTTCCATTTTTCTTTAGCACTCGCCAGCACTCTGCTAAGCCT